CTACTGGCTTGGATTGCGTCCTGAACGGGACGTATATAATGCGCTTATCAGATACGCTGAACCAGATACTGAGGTTGACTTTATGTGGTCTATTAGATATGATTGCGCGGAATACAGGTATAGTGGGTTTTGGTTGTTTGATGGGTGTAATATACCTGATCATAGTTATGTATCGGACTACAATGTAAATGTCTGGCCTTAATACAGAGGATTGACAAATGAAATTTGCTAATACTAATGTAGACATTGAGACTTCTGGAGACTTCCAGACGGGCCGCTTTGGATTTGACATGAACGCTAAAATGGCAGATATGTTGTCCAATAAGATTTATACTGACCCTATCTATGCCGTAGCCCGTGAATATATTGCAAATGCAGTAGATGCACAAGGTATGAATGGTGCACTTAAAAAACCCGTGGAGATTAAGCTGCCCAACAATCTAGACCCCATATGGTCAGTACGTGACTACGGTCCAGGTTTATCTCAGGCTGACGTTATGGGCGAAGCCCCCGACTACAGAGGACTATTCAATACATATGGACATTCTAATAAAAACGATAGCAATTCTGCTATTGGTGGATTTGGCCTTGGTTCTAAGGCTGGTTTTGCATATGTCAAGTCCGGTGGTGCCTTTAATGTAATATCTTTTCATGGCGGTGAGAAGAAAACATATACTTGCCATAGGGATAGCGATGGTATGCCTACGGTGTCTCTTATGCAAACAATACAAAGTGATGAACCTACTGGCGTTCGAATTGATATCCCTGTAATTTCAGATGATTACCAGACTTTCCTGGAAAATACTCGCAGGACGGTCAAGCATATGGATTGTGAGTTTATTTTCAAGGGGACTACGGAGGTAGTTAAAGAAACTCCTGAGTATGCCTTCATAATGGAGGGAAACAATTATAAGGTTTGTATTCCAGCCAAGCACGCATATGGCGAAGAGCCCGAGATTGTTATGGGCGGTATTTCTTATCCTGTTCAGAAACGTCACTTTAAGGAGTATGTTTATCGGTTTTTGGGTACATGCCCCGTAATCTACGCTCCTATTGGTACGGCTGAATTGTCGGTATCCCGCGAAGAATTGTCATATGAGAAATCCACTATTGACAGTATTAATGATATCTGCCAGAATATCATAGACAATATTATTGCAGGGGTTCAGGCGGAAATTAATACTAAAGATAATTTGTTGGAGGCTTCTGCGTATTACCACGAGGTTGTGGGTTCTAGGTTGGGATTTATTAACGGTGCGAAGAGCATTACCTATAAAGGTGAAAAACTTCTCGACAGCCATGTTAGGCTAAGAGTACGTAGGGGTAGAACTTATTCCCCTGATTATATCTTAACTAGGAAGAATATTAAGGATTATCGAAAGCCTGCCAGGGAGTATGCCGATCTAAGTAACAGCTTAAGTAACCTCATAGAGGATAATACACTTATCATATGGGCTCGTATCAAAGGCCCAAAGGCTAAGTTTAAACAGCGCATGTATCAATATATGCTTGATAACGAGCTTGAAAACCTTAGAATTATTGTCCTTACCTGTGCCACTAAGTTTTCCTTCTTACGTACATTGGGTAAATACGCAAGGTATGTTAAACACGCATGCCTTGAAGACATGCCAGCATATGAGGGAGATTATTTCAGCAATGCGTCAGGTACTGCGTCAACATATATTGCTAAAGATAAGGACGACCTAACCAGGGACGTATCTACCTTTAACTGTAAGACACACGCTCCCGCGTCTTCACAATTTGACTACCTTGAGGTTGACTTTGCAGATACTTCTAAGGTATACTACTATTTACCTACTAAGAGGTATCGTTTGTATCCAGATTTTGAGGATGATACGGAGCTTCCCCGGCGTGCTTTGACCGATCTTATTAATATGCTAGATTTGCACAATAAAGTTGTGGCCATACCCTTTAATTATCAATGTCACGTTAAGAACAAACCTAATTGGATTAATCTTATGGATTACCTTGAGGACGAGTTTAAGGATTACTCTGTACCACAGGTTGTAATGGAATATGAGTACAGGGTTGAGGTTTATTCTTATGACGAACGTTATAAGGATTATGGTATGTCTACTTTAGAAAAATTAGGTATGCTGTTTAAAACTACTGCTACTAAAGACGATATATCTAAGGCGCGTCAATACATTGCGTATTGCAGGGTTATTGGTAAGGATGGTGCAATAGACCCGCAGTCGATCCTAAACAATATCCGTAAGAAAGTGGATAAATTACTTGACAAATATCCTATGTTGAGTATACTAGGTAGAACGGTTGATAAAGCAGAATTAGATAAGGTAAAAGAATATATCGCAATGATTGACAAATTTAAAGGAGATAAGAATGACTGAAGCTATTCCATATATTGTGCTGAGCAACGCAATTTCATTGACTATTGACAATGAACATTATGTGGTGCCTAGTACGCACCCTAATTTTACTCAGTTAAAGGACGCTATTAAACGTAAGCAATGGGATGTTGTGCCCGATCTTATTGATATTCCACGGGCGGTTGAAAATTATTCTAAAGGTGCTGTTACGGTTGTCGATGGGATTGTTAAGTACAATGGTCTGCCCGTCCACAACGTATTGACTAATAAGATGTTGAGCCTTATGAATGAAGGCTTCGACATTAGTCCTTGGGTTAACTTTATGAACAAGTTGTATACTAATCCGAGTCCGGACAGTATTACCCAATTGTATGCTTTCCTTGAGCGTGCTAAATTGCCACTTACGCCAGACGGAGATTTCCTGGCATACAAGTATGTTAGTGATGACTTTAAAGACTGTCACACAGGTACGTTTGATAATTCTCCAGGGAAAGTTGTGGAGATGCCGCGTGAACAGGTGGACAGTAATCCCAAGCATGCTTGTTCGTCTGGACTACACTTTTGCTCCCGTGGATATCTCAGTTGGGGTTACGCCAGCGGTGATAACGTGGTATTGGTAAAGGTCAATCCCAGAGATGTGGTTAGTATTCCCGCTGATCATAAGCACGAAAAAGCACGCGCATGTCGCTATGAGGTTGTTGGTTGTGTTAATAAAGAGTACACTTTTGAGGACATGGAAAGTAACGCTGTCTTGGATAATCCCCTGGAACCAAAGGTTGAGGAAAAGACTTTCGGGGAGGTTGATAAGGATAGGATCGTAAAGGCTATCCTTAGATGGGGTGATCTTGAGGGTATAAATGAAGACCTTAGAACACTGTCCAAAAACCTTGGATACACTAAAGGTCAATTAATTGCTCTTGTGCCGTATGAGAGAGGATACCGCTTAGAACATAGCACAAGTGATCGTGAGATTACCAAAGAAAAAGCGGCTGCATTGCCTATGCATGCTGTATTTATTGTAAAACGTAAATCTAGAAAATACGCCTAAACCAAAAGGGGGCTTCGGCCCCCAAACTTTCTGATAGTGAGAGGTTGAGACAATGAAACGTCCAGCAATTATATGTGACATTGATGGTACTGTTGCAGACATAACACATCGTTTACATTATATTAAGGGCGAGCCTCATGTTGGGGATATTTATCGGGAGGTAGGTGTCCCCAATGCTAAGGATAAAAAGTACAGGGTTAACTTTATTTATAAAGGAGTAGATTATGATGTGTATGATCTAGAACCTTTGCATGATAACTTCTATAGTAATTTTCGTACACATAATTTAGACAATCCTTCACGTTACCGCAAAGTTAAATCCTACAGTAAATTCTACGGCTCCGTCTCAGAAGATACCCCAATTGACACCACGATTATTTTGATAACTGAGTTTGCAAATGCTTTGGGTATTCCTATTATATTCTGTTCCGGACGACCAGATAGCTGCGTAAATAGTACTGTTAAGTGGTTACAGGAGCATATTATTGAGCCTCATGGTGTTGTCAATCATGATTTATTTATGCGTGAGACGGGAGACATGCGTAAAGATTGTATTGTAAAGCAAGAGATTTACGAAAAATACATTGAACCTATCTATGACATCATTGCAGTTTTCGATGATCGCCAACAAGTTGTTGACATGTGGCGTGATCTTGGGTTACAGTGTTATCAGGTTGCTAAGGGAGACTTTTAATGAATAAAACAATTAGCATGCAAGCATTTGTGAATGCATTCACACAAGACCTCTTTGGAACCACCTTAGAAGATGTCCAGGAGGCTGGTCCATGTGTTACCTGCGGAGGACCTGCAGTGGATTTCATAGATAGCTTTTCGGTGCGTGAGTATAACATCCCAGATATGTGCCAAAGCTGCCAGGACAATACCTTCAGGGAGGTTGAAGACGTTATTGACAAGGAATTCGACGAGTGACAAGAGTAATCTTTAAAAACCGCTCTGGGGATACCTTAGAGGGTGACATTGTAGGTTCTCTGCGGGATGGAAGGCATTGGGTGCGTGTGTATGATTGCCCATTGACACCTGTGTGGTTTGGTGGTAAGTTACATAAGTCTGATTACACAGATTATCCCGTTAGTTACGACGACATGGAGGTTGTTGACCCGTGAACATATTCTATCTTGACTCAAACCCACGTTTGTGTGTTAGTTATCATTGCGACAAGCACGTAGTTAAGATGTGCCTTGAGTATGCTCAATTACTTTCTACAGCACATGCTGTATTAGATGATCGTGAAATTGGGTATAAGCCTACGCACAAGAACCATCCATGTGCCGTCTGGGTACGTGAGTCTAATGGTAATTATATCTGGCTTTGGTCTCTCTTACAATCAACTTATGCCGAGTTTACAAAACGTTACAGCAAGGTTCATAAGGGTCAGAGAGAGGGTCTGCTAGGTATATTGTCGAATTACCCTAGGAATATACCTAGGTATTCTGTGCTGGAGGATAAGTTTCAGACGCCAGTGCCCCTTTGCATGCCTGACAAATATAAATCTGACTGTGCCATCGAGTCGTACAGAGCTTACTATATGGGAGAGAAACGTGAGATTGCAACATGGAAAACAGATAAACCGGAGTGGTGGATAGATGAATAACTTTGTATGTATTATGCGGGGTGTTCCCGGAACTGGGAAAACTACTGCAATCGAGAAGGTATTTGATGCTTGTCCTGACGGGTGGGACCTTGTGTCAGTGTCAGCAGATTATTTTTGGCATCTTCAGAATGGTAGGTGGTCTGAGGAATATACGTTTAACGCCAGTCGTATTGCGGAGTCACACGCCTTTTGTCGTGGTATGTTCTACGCTGAAGCTGTAGCCCCTCATTGGGGTAAGAGCAAGGGCATTTTCGTCGATAATACGAATATTAAATTAAAAGATTTTCAATGGTATATTGACATTGGTAGATATCTTGGGTATGATATTTATCAGTGGATTCCTACTGATCTTAAGGATTCGCAGGAGTTGTTTGAAAGGAATGTACATGGGGTCTCTCTGGATACTATTCAGCGTATGCTGGATACTTTTGAAGAGAGTACCTTGAAGCATTTTGAAGGGATTAGGACATGACTGCAGGAGGCAGAGCGATGGGTCCGCAGAAAAATAAGAAAATTAAACAGCCACCTAGGGGACGGGCCATAAAAAATCGCAATAGTTTAGCAAAAGAGATAACCACTTCTAAGTGGCGTACTAGAGTTGTTCCCAAGGAGAGGCCCAGAGAGGATGAGAAGAAAGATATAAAGGAGAGTCTAGATGAGTGATGTAAAGAAGGAACTATGATCGACTACGGCACGTCCCCCCGCCTCAAGACAGCCCTAGACAAAGCAAGGAAGTTAATAGAATGATTAAATTACTATTGTGGTTAGCACTAGTATGTGTTAATTTCTCAATTTCTGTAGATAGCGCCCAAGTAGAGCTTACTTTATACCTAATGCACATTACTTTTATGGTGTCTGCTTTGGTGTTCACACTGATTGACGAGGACTAATGAAACTGCCTAAATTAGAACCAGATGACGGTCCACTTAAGACGCCCAAGGTGTCTGAAATGGCTATTGAATACAAACAGTCACAATGGTTCAAAGACCTAACTTCACGTGTACAAAAGGATTATGACCGTCACCTAAGACTACTCAGCAAATCTGAGAACGGTAAAATGAGGCTTGATGAGATTAGTCGTAGGATGGCCAGGAAGCTACACGAAGCTGTAGCAGAACAATCTAATGCACACGACGCAGATAAATTTGCTCTTGTCTGGAGAAGGGTTTATAACCTAGCTATTGATCTTGATTATATACGGGAGAACCCTTTTCGTGATCTCAAGATGGTTAAGCAGAAGCCCAGGGATGTTGTGTGGACAGACGAACAGGTTAAGAAGGTTGTTCTGTATGCTGTAGAAAAAGGCTACGACAGGGTTGCAAAACTAGTTTGTTTGTGTTACGATACTGCACAACGACCTGGAGATATTATGGAACTTAAGCGTAGCAATATCCGCAAGGATGACTCTGGATACTTTGTCGATTTCTCACAGAGCAAGACAGGTAAGCTGGTTCGTCCTGCCCTCAGTCCTACTACTGTGAAGCTACTGGGAATTACTGATAGTTGGTTGCAATGGGACCTGTACCTGTTCACAGAGAATGAACAATCGTTGACTACAGCACAGAAGAAATACATTGAGGGGCAATTTAGGGAGATTAGAAATGAATTGGGATATAGTGAAATCCAAATTAGAGACCTTCGTAGAAGTGCCATTACTCAAATGGGGGGTGTTTCTGATGATCTTATTATGTCTGCTTCTGGTCACATCAACCGGAACCAATTGAACACGTATTCAATCAGGACAAGGGAAAAGGCTTTAGAGGCCCAGAAATCAAGAAATTCAAGCTTCTTACAGGAGGATGAATGAGTATTAGGGATTTAATAGACGGGCTGAATCTGCAGGAAGGTAAGAATATTCGTGTAGACTGTCCTAATTGTGGAGGCAGCAGGACACTAAGTATTGCCTCCAAATTGGGGGAGGTAAAGTACAATTGTTTTAGGCTAGGATGTGATACTTATGGACGATATACAGATCGTATTGATGTTGATCATGTTGTTGATGCTTTGGTGGATAACACCAAAAGACCCTCCAAACACAAATTGAAGGGAACCATTGAACTTTATGATAATTTCTTTGATCCTTCCCCAAATGCTCTTAAGTGGTTCAATCAGTATCCAGTATCTAGTAGGTTTAAGGAAGAACTGCATTATGACCCCAAAGAGAACCGGGCCGTGTTCTTATATGGAGACTCAGAAACAGGATATGCGGCCATTGGACGAACACTTGACAAAGGTGTGAAGCCTAAGTGGAAAAAATATGGAAATTGTCTATTGCCTTTTCAGAGAGGTTGTGGTAAAACGGTCGTCCTTGTGGAAGATGTGGTATCTGCGTTGGCCGTAAGTGCTCTTGAGGACTACACAGCAATAGCTCTTGGCGGGACTTACATGGTTCCAGGTTTGTTGGGACACATTTCCAAGTTTAGTAATGCTATTGTAGCCTTGGACAAAGACGCCACTTATAAGGGGCAGAAAGAGATTGAAGCTAAGTTACAGTGGGTTTTGCCTACACGGTCTGTTCTACTAGAACATGATCTTAAAATTTACCCCAAGGAGGATTTGTGGACAATATTGAAGTAGATGGTACAATGCGACCGGAGTTGCTTGCACTACTTCTGAGAAAGGATTTCTGGAGAAAGTACAAGTTTAAGGTTGTACCGGAAATGTTTGCTAAACCGGTTAATATCCTATACAAAACAATCTCACAATTTCATGATCAGAATGAAGAAGATGATCTGGACAAGGTAAAGCTGTGGGAGATGATTAAGATAGATCATCCGGTCCTTACAGATGCCGTAAGGCTAGACTTGTATGAACTTACTGAGTCAATTAAGGACTGCAACGAGTGGTCTGAGGAATTTGCTGAGAAGGTACTTACGTCTGTCTGGAAACAAGAGATTTTCAGGCAAATAGCAGAGGTTGGAGTATTAGGCTCTCAAGGAAAGATTAATAACTTAGAGGGTTTGAAGGATATTGTAGACCGTCACTCAGATGGTTTCATTCCCAAGGATAACTTCGTGGAAAACACGATGGACCTTGAAGACCTTATAGCTGACGACGAGAACCTACAGAAGTGGGACTTTGGACTGGAACCGTTGCAGGATAAGCTAGGAGGTATGTCTGCGGGACAGTTTCTACAGATCATGGCACGACCAGATGCAGGTAAGACTGCGTTCCTGATTAGTGCTGTGTGTGGGCCTGGAGGCTATGCCAGCCAGGGTGCTAAGGTAGACTGGTATGGTAACGAGGAACCAATTAAGCGTACTCGCTGGCGTTGTATTTCTTCACATACGGGTATGACTAAAGGGGAACTGGAACAGAACGTATCTGGTGCTAACGAGCTATGGGCTACCATTAAACAGAATGTACGCACCTTTGACATTCCCTTTGGTACTCCTGTGGAACAGATTGCGGTACGTACACGTGATCGTAGGCCGGATATTGTAATTGTTGACCAGATTGATAAACTAGGCGTACAGCCTATGGCTGGTAACTTTGTTAACGAGACAGAACGCTTACGTATCCTGTATGTTAAGTTCAGAGAGATTGCTAAGAAATATGATTGTCTAGTTATTGGTGTTTGTCAGGCGTCAGCAGAAGCGGAAGGAAAGAGAATTGTTACATATGATATGGCTGAGAACTCTAAAACAGGAAAAGCAGCAGAGTGCGATGTCTTTATTGGCGTCGGAAAGTCTGGTCTGAGTGACCAGCATCTTACGGAGGACAACACCCGATACATTACCGTGTCTAAGAATAAATTGGACAGTGGGTGGAAGGGTACTATGTCCTGTCTAATTCAACCTAGAATATCGAGGTATGTACCGTGAGTAAGATAATGCTGAGTATAACTCCGTATAATGATGATTCTTTTGAAGTTTTTATACGGGATGATGAACGGGGTATTGATATAGCTTTGGCGGGTAAGTACACATATTATGCCAATAGAGAGAAGGTCAAGGAGATATCTGAAAAGATTGCTCCTAGATGTTTGTGGACAACGTATGAGAGGGTAAATAAATGAAGAACTTTGTACTTGGAAATATAAGTAACCCAGACACAGTAGTTGAGAACACTATGTGGCACCACAAGATTACTATGGATGGTACTCTTAGAACTTACCCCTTACCTGTTAAGGATAAAGTGTGGATTTACATCAATGGCGATAAACTTACACCGAAACAGTGTTTCGCTTTGTTCTGTTTGATTATGTCTCCAGGATATGCAAATAGCCGTGAGCTATCTGAGCCTATTATTGAAGGTGATATTGCTACTTGGGATGATATTGTAACGGGAGCTAAAAAATGATTTTCAATTACCTAGATACACGTATTCTGCCATACACAATTGTTGCATTGATCTTATATGTGTTATCGGGCCTGACTGGATTACTTACATTTTCATGGCAAAGTATGGCCTTGGTATACGTGCCTTTGATTGTCTATGCGGTAAGCTGCTTCTTCTTAAGGGACGACCTGTGAGAGCATGTCTTGACGTAGAGAACTCTACGAAAGAACGCATAGTAAAAGACAAAACTAAGAACGACATTCTGCCGTTTCACGGTACGAATGAACTTATCTCTGTGGGTGTTCAGGACATAGACACAGGGCAACAATGGTATTTCTTCTTTAACCACAACGACTTAAAGGACCCAGAGGTAAATAAGAAAAGTACCAGGGAACTACAGGAACTGCTTGACAAATGTAGTTTGCTGGTAGGGCACAACTTCAAACACGACTTAATCTGGCTACTCTCCTGTGGCTTTAGGGTCACTTGCAAGAAATTCTGGGATACTCAGATTGTTGAATACCTATTAGCTAAGGGCCAAGTGGGGCAGAGTTTCGCTCTAGCCGCATTAGCAGAGAAATACGACTTGCCTCGTAAGAAGTCTGACTTGGTTGATGCCGGTAAGCTGTACTACACAGATATGGCTCTTGTTGAGGAATACGGTCTAGGCGACATCAATACAACTACGCACTTGTTTAAACATCAAGAGTTGCGTATGTACGAGAAGAAGAACCGCTCTCTTGCTGCCAGCCTCATTATGATGAACGAACTCATGGAGGTCCTTGCTCGCTGGCAGTCTAATGGTATCAAGATTGATCGTGTTGAACTTGCAAACGTTCGCGCTGAGTACGTTAAAGAGCGGGATGCCCTTAATATTGAATTGAAAGCCTTGGCCCGAGAGGTTATGGGTGATACGCCTTTCAACCTCAATTCACCTGATGACAAGAGTATGATTATCTTCAGTCGTAAGGTAGTAAACAAGAAGGATTGGAAAAGTGAATTTAACATTGGTACGAATGATCAGGGGAAGAAGAAAAGACGACCACGGCTCTCCCAATCTCAGTTCAAAGCGAAAATTAGAAACCTTAGTGAAGTGGTACATAGAACTCGTGCAACACGGTGCGAAGCCTGTCACGGTAAAGGCCGGTATCATTTTAAGAGGAAAGACGGTTCTCTCAGCAAGGCAGTGCGTATATGTAAGCAATGCTCCGGTAACGGAGTTATCTATTCTAATACTGGTAAAGTTGCAGGATTTAAATTTACTCCTAAGACAGTCAAAGACGTTTCGGCTGGCGGCTTTGAAACGAGTCATGCAATGCTTGAACGACTCGCCAAGGAAGCGCCTAGCCCTGAAGCGAAGAGGTTCGTGGAAGGGACTGTACGGCTTAATGCCCTAAATACTTACATCAGTACTTTCTGTGACGGCATCCTAAACAACATCACGAAGCGCAACTTCTTACATACAAATTTCAACCAGACTATTACAGCAACAGGGAGGCTTTCTTCCAGTGACCCCAATTTCCAGAACCAGCCCAGAGGGAGTACCTTCCCTGTTAGACGTGCTGTTGTATCTAGGTTTGACGGCGGGCACGTTATTGAGGCTGACTACGGACAACTAGAGTTCCGTTGTGCTGCTGCCATGTCACACGATGAGGCAGCCTTACAGGACATTCTGAACAAGGTAGATGTTCACGTATTTACCAGAGATACCTTAAATGCTGCTGGACTGGATATTGACAGGCAGGGAGCTAAGACACACACATTTAAACCGTTGTATGGCGGTGAATACGGCACTCCTGCCGAAATGACGTATTATCAAGCGTTTAAAGACAGGTACAAAGGCGTGGCTAAGTGGCAGGATGAGTGCTGTGAGTCAGTTATCAATACCAAACTCCTAGAAATTCCGTCTGGTCGCCAGTATAATTGGCCTAATGCCTACCGAGATTATAAAGGTAAGGTGCAACCTAAGACGCAGATTGTTAACTACCCCGTACAGGGATTTGCTACAGGAGACATCGTGCCCTTGGCATGTATTCTTGTGGATAGGGAGATGCAGCGTCGTAATCTGAAATCTATACCTTTTCTCACGGTCCATGACTCTGTAGTAGTAGATACACATCCAGATGAACTGGAAATTATACCACAGCTTCTTGCGGATTGTATGCTTGCAGTTAAGAAAGAGATGTTGGCTAGATACAACTATGAGTTTACTGTGCCTCTTTCAGTAGAAGTTAAGAGTGGAATTAATTGGCTCGATTCAAAAGAGGTCTTGACAAAAGAGCATAAGTATGATACAACTGTTCTTTCTGAATCTAGCAATGACGATGATTTTTTTGACGACCCACTTGATGATATAGGAGTAGCTTAAATGAGTAAGAAGAAAGAAACCGGAACCGCAGTTGCAACCACAATGACAGATGAGGATCGCCGCCGCATCCTGGCGATGTCAGGACAGGTTATTAGTGGTAGCAATAACTTTATCCCAAAGGTAAAGGTTAACAAGGTGCCAGTAGACGAGGAAACAGGTGAAGATTTGCCTGTGGGCGTGGTCTGCTATATGTCCAAGGCCCATGAGAAGATGGTATATGCCAAACGAAAGGAAACGGTAACCTTCACTCCGTTTGCCCACCGAAAGCGGTACGAGGCTTACGACAGTGCCGCTAATAACGGTAAAGGCGGTATCACAGGACGATCAATCCTGTTTGTAAACTGGAATGAGGATATTGTAGCCAGCAATGGTCGCCTCAAGGCCGGTAAGAATGACGATAGCTTGCCCGAGACAGTGGCTGTTAAGTGTAAGCACGTATTCTTTGGGCTTATCTCGTTTACGGGTGTCGATGCCAAAGGTGAGGTCGTTGTTGTGGATAACGAGCCGGTGTTCGTTCAGATCGGTGGCAAGGCTTTCATCGAGTATGGCGACATGATGAAGGAAATGGAGGGTAAAATCCTCTGCACTTACGATATGGAATTGTCTGCAGTCCACCGTGGTGAGGGCATATACACTATGGAGTTGAAGTTTATTGATGTTACAAATCCCTCTGAGTTCTCTCCCGAGAAGATGGAAGCACTGGAGACTTTCTCTGAGTATATCAATGCTGAGAACTTGATGATTTCGAAGAAATTCGATAGCATCACTAAGAAGTACAACGACGATGGGCCTGATCTAGAGGATGGCTCGGGAGACCTCGCAGATGATCTGCAGGATGTCGAGGATGTAGAGTATGAGGAAGTAGCCTAATGCAATCTGAGGTCATGTTGGCCCAAATACAAGACTACCTTCAAAAATCCAATGAGGGTAGTCCTGGCATGGCCGAAGACATCATTGAGGCTGCTGGAGAGCGGTTTAAGGAAATCCTTAGCCGCACCTTCAACCAAGACAGACGGGCGTTCAGGGTGTCTATGTCAAACTCTGGGCGTCCTGCGTGCCAGCTTGTGATGGAGCGTGATGGCGTTCTTGGGGAGAAAAAAGACGCTGCCTTCCGTATGAAAATGCTGATCGGTGATGTGGTTGAAATTCTCTTGCGGGCTGTTATGGAGTCGGCTGGTGTCAAGATAATGGCATCTAATCAGAAGGTCAGCTTACCTCTAGACGAGTACATTACTGTCCGTGGTGAGTTGGATTTTGACATTGGAGGCTATGTCTGGGACGCCAAGACAGCATCTAACTGGTCTTTTAAGAACAAGTGGAAGGCTGGTTTTGACCACATTGAACAGTATGATGATTTCGGATACTGTGCTCAGTTGTACGGCTATGCAGAGGCCAAGGGCGTTAAGGCTGGTGGCTGGATCGTAGTCAACAAAGAGACCGGAGATTTAGCTGTGGTGCCCGCTAAGGATACCCCAAAGTACCGGAAGAAACATATTGACAAGCTGACACATAACGTGTATAAGGTGTTGGATACGGAGCGTCCCTTTACTCGTGAGTTTGAAGACGAGGAAGAGACTTTCTACGGCAAACCCACAGGGAACCGTGTGTTAGGTTTCACGTGTAGCTGGTGTGACTGGAAGACCAAGTGCTGGCCCAACCTAGTCAAGAAACCACAAGCTAAGTCCAAAGCCAAGAACCCGAAAATGGTCTGGTACACAGAATACCACGAGGAGACAGATGAAGCCAAGGTCGAAGAAGAACAAAG